CGAAATGAACGACACTTATAAGGAACAGTTGAATCCGATGGATTTCAATGACGTGGTAAAGGAGGACATGGCGCAAATAGCGCTGATGAATAACGCAAGGCACACGGCAAAAGACAAGAAAACAGGAAAATACATATATGAAGGCATGACGCGAATGCAGGTGCTTGTGATGAAACAGCACGCAGAACTTGCGCCGCTTAACTGGCGGCTGCTTTGCAAGGAATGGGGCAAATGCACCGAAACAAGCCTGAAAAAAGGACAATCCTTTACGGTTGATTATCGCGAATGGTGGTTGAATGATCCGGGACTGATTGAGCGGTTCAAACCAAACAATACCAATTCACAGGCATACTACATACCGGATGCGAACGGAGCCGTCAATGAAATATTTGTCTATCAAGATGAGCGATATATCGACAGCCCCCGCGATTTGGGACGCTTTCAGGAAGCAAAGATTGAACGCACTCCGGAGGACGAGGATATTATGCACGAGCAACTCGGATACCTCAGCTCCGCGAAAAAACTTCATAAAGAAGCCAAAGCGGAAAAGTATCTGGGCAAAATCGGCAGCATGAAAACGGAAACGGTCAACGCCGTCATCGTACAGGCTGACGCCGTGAAAATATACGACGCCGCTCCGGAGAACAGACCGGAACCAATTCCGGGACCGGTGGAAAACTACGAGCGTTTAGATGTGGAAAATGAAAAATTAAATGCAATTTATTCATTATAATAACAATAATAAAACACTAAAAATGGAAACAATTAGACAAATTCATGCTCAACAATGTCTTCGCATAAAAGCGTTACGGCAAGAAACGAGCAAAAAGCACGCAAGAGTTCTGCAATACGAAAAGCTGAAATCAATTCAAGGTTGCAAAACGACATTTCCAACTGATTTTCAACAGTTGAATTGTCGCTTTCTTTATCCCATTCAAAAGACAAATCATCAATGAATAAAGATAAAAATTTTTCAATTTTTGATTTTAAATCATCTATTTGCGAAGTACTTAAACCTATAGTACTTACAATAATACAAAAATGATACTTGTATCTTTTATACTTGTTCATGTTAAAAAAAATAAAAAAATTAACAGCTACAAAGATAGCGTAAAAACACCAAAGAAATGATTACAACAGAATTAAAACAGAAAATTGCGGCGGTAATGACCGCCCGGCGCGAGAACTTCGGCGGATCGGACAATCAGTATGCCGTAAGTTTGGGTCTTAACAGTTCGGTTTACAACCGTATCAAAAACGGAGAAACCGAAAAAGTATTAGCGGACAGTAAGTGGATAAGCCTTGCCCGCAGTTTAAGTGTGGAACTGAGTGGAGGCACAGCGTGGAAAACAGCCGAAACAAAAGTGTATGTGCGTATTACGGCACAACTTGAATTTTGCCAGCAGTACGCATCGCTTGGCATACTGTGCGACGATGCGGGCATCGGCAAAACCTACGCAGCGGAACAATACAAACGCACGCACAAGAACGTTGTGTATGTAGATTGTTCGCAGGTAAAAACAAAGCAGCAGTTAGTTAGATTTATAGCCAAAGAGCTGGGGGTTGGGCATACCGGAATGTACCGCGATGTGTACGGCGATTTGGTGTTTTATCTCCGTACATTGCTCAATCCCCTTATTATTTTAGATGAGGCGGGCGACTTGAATTATCCAGCCTTCCTGGAACTGAAAGCCCTCCAGAATCAAACGAAAGAAAGTTGCGGATGGTATATGATGGGCGCCGACGGCTTGCGCGAAAAAATCAGTTGCGGCATACGTTACAAGAAAGTCGGCTATGCTGAAATATTCGACCGTTACGGCGCGAGATTCCAACAAATCACGCCGGAAGGGAAAACAGAACGCGAGGAGTTCTATGCAGCACAGGCAGCGGCGGTCATCAAAGCAAACGCGCCCGAAGGCACGGACATTCGCACGATGCTGCTGGCAACGGACAGTCGGTTGCGGAGGGTTTATATTGAAATTAAAAAACAGTTAAATGTTAATTAAATATGAAAACAATTGAACAGGAAGCAAGGGAATATGCCGAAAAGGTTACACTAAATACAGGCTCAGACCGAACAAAACGTGAAAATGCCTTCAAAGCAGGCGTCGAATTTGCGCAACAATGGATAAGCATTGATGATGAATTGCCGGAAATGCACAATGGTAATTCAAGTGAAAATGTATTAGTTAAAACTCAGGAAGGAGATGTGTTAATTGGATATTTATATATAAATGGATGGTTTGCAAACAGCCAATATCCTTGTGAAATTACTCATTGGCGATCAATAACAAAAAAATAAATGGCATTTTTCAGCAATCATAATATTGTCCAAACAAAGCATAAAACAATGTCCTTTACCGGTAAGTGGCTTGACAGTTTCGGCGATCCGCCCGTGTCGGGCAGTTGGATGATATACGGCACGAGCGGGAGCGGAAAAACAGCTTTCGCCCTGCAACTGGCTAAATACCTGACAAATTTCGACCGCGTTCTGTTTTGGGCTTTGGAACAGGGAAACTCAACAGCGTTTCAGCGCGCATGGAAACGGGAGAAGATGGCAGAATGTGGAAATGATATTATGATTGCTGATGAAAATGAAAGTTTTGAAACGATTGAAAAAACGATGAAACAGCGCAAAGGGCGCGGGATTCTGATAATAGACAGTCTAACGCCTTTAAAAGGTCAATCATTCAATATTATAGCTTACGAAAGTTTTCACAGGAAAATGAAAGACAAGCTGCTTATATGGTTGAGCCACGAAAAAAACGGAATACCCGACACAAATGTCGGCGACTACATCATGAAACTTGCCGACTTAAAAATGAGGGTGGAGGGTTTCAAAGTATCGGTAAACTCTCGTGCAGGTGATAAGATGAAAGATTTTATCATCTGGGAAAAGGGAGCGAATGAGTATAAAGGAATTTAAATGATTATGAATTATGGAAAAAATAGATTTAGCAAAGAATATAGCAAAAAAGGTTAATGAATATAGGGTAAATAATGGGGAAAATCCGATTTCACAATGGGGTTTATATCAAAAATTAATGAAAACAGGGTGTTCTTATAGCGTGTTAATCCCTAAATTATTAGTAAAAAAAGGAATTTTAAAAATACATTCTAACGGTAGGAAAAAAGATACATATTTATATGTTTTTACTAATTCTAAAAAACCAGTTGAATACAATGTTTTTTTTGAAATAATAGATAATTTTAGAAAAAAAGGAATAGCATATTATGAAAAATCGAAAGAAAATAATTTGCAAAAAGCAGAAAAAAAAGAGAATGAATCATGTGAATTATCTAAGTATCCAACTAGTGAATTAATTAATGAAATAATTGTTAAAAGACAACTCCCTGTCTTGTTACTTTACAATCATCGAGACTTATATAAAAAAATAATGAAAGAAATATATGAACAAGATGGAAATTCTGGTTTACTTAAAGAGTTTCAAGAAAAAGAGTTAGTCGAAGAACTTAGGAAAAGAGATGTAATTATAAAAGCAACAATGGAATTATGAATTATGGAGACACTGATTGACAAAGAACAAAAACGGTATATAAAAAAGTTTCACACATTGTTGGGTCGTACAGGCGGTGGAGAAAATGCCAAAAAAGCCATTTTGCAAAGTTACGGAGTGGCAAGCAGTCGTGATTTGAGCGTAGCGGAACTAATTGAAGTCTGCGACGCGCTGGACAGGGAACTGAATCCGGAATTAGCCAAATTAGATACGAATAGAAAACAACTGATTGCTGCAATTTCATCCTATCACCGCGTGATGGGAGTTGACATTTTTCAAAAGAAATATGAGGACTGCACGCCTTACGAAAAGCAGCAACGGAACCAGTATGCAAAGGGAACTGCAGAAAAAGCGTCAGGGATAGCGGATTTTAACGATATACCTTTGAATCAGTTACACGGGCTTTACAATGGTTTTGTAAAAAACCGTAAACATATTGAGGCTGTGGATAATATTGCTAATAATGATTTGTTGCGCAGGGTGAATTTGAATTAGAACTAAATATTAACAATTAAATTTTTGATTTATGGGAAGAGAAAAAAAAGTAGTACACACGGGTGTATCGACAGAACAAATGGAAACGGCGTTTGGCGAATATGCCGTTGCCGATGCAAAGTTAGCGAAGGTAAACGCCACGATCGACGTTCAAATGACGGCAATCCGTGAGAAATACGCGGACGAAATTGGTAAGTTGAACGAAACGAAAGACAAGGCTTTTGATGTTATGCAGACCTTTGCCGTTGAAAACAAGGACGAACTGTTTGGAAAAAGAAAAAGTATTGAAAGCGTACACGGTACAATCGGGTTCCGTACAGGTACCCCGAAACTGAAAACGCTGAAAGGTTTTACATGGGGCGCGGTTACAAATCTGTTAAAGGAATTTTTACCGTCATACGTGCGGATCAGCGAGGAACCGGCAAAAGACAAGTTACTTGCCGACCGTGAAGATGAGGAAATAGCAGCATTGTTTCCGAAAATTGGGATTGCAGTAACGCAGGATGAAACGTTTTATGTGGAACCGAAAAAAGAGGCTGAATAATGAGTACAGAATCAAATTCAAAAACAGGTAGCTGGGTTGTAGGAGCTATATTTATTGTTTTTCTATTTCTAAAGTTAGCAGGAATAGGAATGGTAGCAAGTTGGTCATGGTGGTGGGTATTCTCACCTATTTGGATAACCGCCGCTTTCGTACTATTATTATTGATTATATACCTGATTATAATAGTATTAAACAAATGATCACCGAATTTTCAAAAGCAGTATGCGTCCCCGAACTGGATATTCTTGGACGTTCAAGGGGAAGGATCGCCGACATCAGGGAAGCATACTGGCTTTTACTCTATGAAAACGGATTCAATTATACTGAAATTGGAATCCTGTGCGAGCGGACGCATGCAACGATATTGTCCGGAATAAGGAGAATCAGGCAGTTGATTGAATCGGGCGACAGGGAAATAACAAGGATACGTGAACTTACAAAAGACATAAGGAGATGATTATCGCAATTGATTTTGACGGAACATTACACACAGGCGAGTACCCTGAAATAGGCGCTCCAAAACAGTATGCAGTTGAAGCAATGCAACGCCTGAAAGCAGACGGGCATTACCTGATTATCTGGACGTGCAGGGAAGGGCAATATAAAGCAGGCATGATTGACTGGTTGGAAAAACACGGGATTCCTTTTGATACGGTTAATGAACACGCTGGAGGAACTGATGTTTTTGGTTATGATGCACGGAAAGTTTATGCAGACGTCTATATCGACGATCATAATCTGGGCGGGCTGCCGACTTGGCATGAGATATATGATATTATCAGCGGAAAAGTGAAGCACTATTGGGTGTATAAATTTCTAAAATAAGACAATATGAAACGACTATTTTATTTTGGCAATCTTCGAAAAGAAGCGCCAAAAGAATTAAACGAAACCCCGCAAATCGGGAGCCTGATCCCATACGGACGAAAGATGTTCCGAGTTGCCTACGTTGTATATTACCTGGAATCAGGAGAAATACATATATGTTTGAATCTCGATGAATCCGTATAAAAAATCAAACAAATTAACTCGCAAGCAGGTACAGGAAATAATCAAACTGTATCCCGATCGCCCGGCTTCCGAGATTGCAAAACAATTCGGGAGATCGGTTTCTCACATTTATAGAATAGCATACCGATACGGAATAAAGAAAAGCGATGCTTTCCGAAATTCGCCTTTAAGCGGGTGCATACAAAAAGGACAAAGATTGTCTCCCGCTACTGAGTTAAAAAAAGGACATACTGCATGGTCAAAAGGTAAAAGGATGGTCGATATTTGTAAAAACAAGGAGGCGTTAGAAAAAAACATACCCAGCCGTTGGAAAAAAGGGAATAAGCCATACAATACAAAATATGATGGCGCAATTACTGTCAGGCGTATGCGGTCGGATGGTTCAGGAGGATTTATTCATTACAAAATGATTCGACTATCGGAAAGTAATTGGGAGGTTTTACACCGGCATATATGGAAAAAACAGTACGGCGATATACCCAAAGGATACAATGTAGTTTTCAAAGACGGCAATACGCTGAATTGTGTAATTGAGAATCTGGAGTGTATTTCTAATGCTGAATTGAGACTCAGGAACTCTATTCATATACTGCCTGAAGACGTTAAAGAACTAATTTATTTAAAAGCATCATTAACAAAAGCAATTAAAAAATCGAAAAAAAATGGAAGCAATTGAAAGACTGAAGAAAATGGTAAATCAGCCATTTCTGTATAACAACGAACAGGTCGTTGTTTTAAACTACTGCGACGGAACCGGCGAGGACGGGGATGAGGTGGAAATCTATCTCAACAATGGGAAAACGCTCTGCTACAAGATTCATGACTTAAAAATGATTCTCAACCGATTCAAACCGATTACCAGCACTGTTATCGTTTTGGCGAACGAGCGGTTGAATCAGGTATCGACCGTTAATCCGGGAATCATTCAGGATATGCGCGATATTATCGTATCTCAAATTAGGGAGGTAAAGGATAATCCTGAAGCTATCGCGAAGGCTAAGCAGGTTTTTCAGGGAGTGAATACGCTCATCAATTTGGCTAAAACCGAATTGGATTACAGGAGGTATCTGGAAAAAACAAATAAATAATCATGATTTACGGATACATTCGGGTAAGCACCGACAGGCAAACTGTAGAAAATCAGCGGTTTGAAATCAATCGCTTCTGCGAACAAAACATAATGGTCGTGGATAAATGGATTGAGGAAACAATATCCGGCACAAAAACAGTTCAAGAACGCAAACTCGGCGGTCTCCTTAAAAAGATGAAAAAAGAAGATATTTTGATTTGCTCCGAATTATCCCGTCTTGGTAGAAACCTGTTAATGATAATGGCGGTACTTAACGACTGTATGAACCGTGATATTCAAGTTTGGACTATCAAAGATAATTACCGTTTGGGTAAAGACATTAACTCCAAAGTGCTTGCTTTCGCTTTTGGCTTATCCGCCGAAATTGAACGTAACTTGATTTCTCAACGCACAAAAGAAGCGCTTGCCCGCAAACGTGCCGAAGGTGTGATATTAGGTCGCCCGAAAGGAAGCAGATCGAAGACAACAAAACTAACTGGAAAGGAAGTTGAGATTAAGACGTTATTAGATAAGAATGTATCCAAGTGTGCAATCGCAAGAATTTTAGGCGTACATAGGCTTACGGTGGCTGAGTTTGTAAAAAATAACTATTAAAATAAAATGGTATATGACTGCCGCAAAAGAAAATCTACAGAATCGGATCGAAATCGTTAAGCGTATCGTTAATGAAAACTACGAGCCGGGCAACCAAATGAAATGCAAGTTGCAGGTATATCGCTTTTGCATTAA